AAATTCTTTTTCAATTTGTTCTACTAGTCTAATAGCACTGGCAATGATATTGTCGGCTCTGCTTTCAATTATCAGGCGACGATCACGCTCAACATACATTGAGTCCAATTCTTCCAACAAACTGCGTGTCTTTTTTTGCATTACTCCGGGGCCTTTGTATTATTTAGTACTTGTTGGTATAACAATTTGTTCTGCTGCCTTGGGGAAAATCTCACGCCAGTTGGTTCCACGACGCTGATCTATAATATCAAGGTGTTTAATTACAATATCATGGGCACTGGCTGCGGACATTGGCCCAAACGCTGGATTTAAGTTGTGCTTTATTTGTCGACCCAGATTATCATGTTTAAAATTTGTTGCAAACCAGTCAGTAATTTCGTCAACATAATATTGATTTAAAACATTTATAGTACTATTGATACCAAACGATGTGTTTTCCCCACAGTTGTCGATCATCCATTGAAAATTCTCTACAGTTTGTGTCCAGTTTGCTGGATATCTGATGTACTCGTACCTTGGGCCAATATCGTCTAAACTGCAATAAACATCAACTTGATTACATTCTGCCCATACTTCCAGCAGTTCCGGGCTAGGCTGTATTGTACCATTGGTAGTATAGTATAAAATAACCTTTGACTTGTTTGGCAGTGCTCGTAAAAATTCCACATGCTCTTTACTGAGTAATGGCTCACCTCCCCAAAAATGAATATTTTCTATGTGACCTAAATCTAAGTTTCTCCAAGAGCGATTTACTATAGATTTCTTTTCGTCTTTAATAACGCCAAGTTCTTGTTTCCACAAACTACTATTGGATGGGCCGCACATGACACAGGCCAAATTGCATATGTCACCAACCCAGTAATCCATTCTTATCAATTTAACTACCGGAACGTCACCAGGCTTGATTGGAGGATTTTTCAATGCCCAATCATCAGCGGCAATTTGTTTGCGGCTTGGAAACCCCTGACTTTCCATTTCGGTGCATGATTTACATCCAGCTGGCGGAGTTCCATCAATCCATTGTTGTCGGATGTTGATCAAGTTGGCATTGTTTACAAAATCTACAGTTTCCGCCTGGGCCAATGGATATATGCAACATGGGGCAATAGCAGGTTTATCGTTACGGAATTCAATGCTGAGATTTTTAAATGGCTCTAAGCAAACAGTGTTAGTATTGTTCATTTGTATTATTTAGTGGGTGCAAAATTCTAATAAATATCTATTACTGCTTGCAAAGCAAAGGAACACACATGACCAGTCAGATTAACCCAAACAATATAGATGCTTCGTATCCTGTGGCTGGACAGCCTAATAATACGCAAGGCTTTCGTGACAATTTTACAGCAATTCAAACAAATTTTCAAGCCGCTGAGAACGAAATAAACGACCTTCAGAGCAAAGCTGTTTTAAAGGCCGCCTTGACAGGTACTACCCTGGACAACAACATGAATGATGCGCTGATTTATGCGGCCAAAATTCAAGACTTTAGTGCCACTTCGGTTGCTATTACTGCTACAGCAGGATCTATTGCTGTGGATTATAGTGCAGGACATTATCAAACTATTTCAACAACAGGCAACATCAATGTTAGCATTAGCAACTTTCCAGTTGCTCCAGTGTTTGGGTATATTAAATTACAACTAGTAATAGATGCCCCAGGAAGAACTGTCACATTCTCGGGCATGACCACTCTGTATGGCACTACCGGTGTGCAAGGCATGACAGGCAATACCATTACATTTGCTGCCACTGGCACATATGAGTTTGCATTCCAAACCAATAGTGGTGGCGTCACAGTGACCATGTTTGATTTAAATCGTCCTTTACGGTTGTATACAAACCCGTTGTTGTTGGCCAGCTCAGAAGATTTGGCTGCGTCGGCGGCTGCAAGTTTGGCAACCACTGCCAGTTATTTTAGTACGTCAGCTGCCGAAACTGCTACATTGGCTGCTGGTACCAATGGTCAAATCAAAACCTTTATGATGGCTGCCGACTCTGGCGACATGGTTATCACAGTGACCAATGCTGGATGGAAAACCAGTGGTACAGGTACTATTACGTTTGATGCAATTGGCGATGGGTGCACCTTACAATACATTAACTCAAAATGGTATTGCATAGGCAACAACGGTTGCGTATTTGCTTAAACCAATTCAGGAAACGTTGTTCTCCAATTAGTTCCACGGCGTGCATCACATGCATCTAAAAATTTGATTGCCAATTCTTGCGACGCGGTTGTTGCTAATTTGCCTACTGCAGGTTGTTGTCGATATTCAACAGGATCTGTGAATCTAGACACATAAAAATTCTCCTGCAACCAACTATACAAGTTGCTAAGATTATGTTTATTCAATATACTCACAGTGGTGTTAACCCCAAACATACAATTATGTGGGGCATGATTAACAAACCATTGTAGATTTTCCACAACATCTGCCCACTTAGCTGGATAGCGTTGGTATTCAAATCGACTGCCGATATCATCAATGCTAAAATCTATCTGTACTAACTTGTACTGACTCCATAAATCTATAAGTTCTTGTCCCGGGAGTACTGTGCCATTGGTATTATAACTAATGTGTGTGTGTTTTTTATTTGGTAGTGCATGTAAAAATTTCATGTGCTCTTTACTAAGCAAGGGTTCTCCGCCATTGAAATGAACATATTTTACCCGGCTGGTATCTACTGCTGTCCAGAAATTATTAATAATAGTTTTTTTAGATTCTGTGGGATAATTTAATTCCTGCCTCCACAAACTACTAAAATTAGGACCGCATATTGTACATGCTAAATTACACAAGTCACCGGTCCAATAATCTATACGTACCAATTCTACATCAGTATTATACATATTATTATCAGCATACCACTGATTGCTGCCTTGACGACGACTACTGCCCCCTGAGTCTTCTATTTCTTTGCAGGCCATACACGATACGGGCCAGATTCCTTGCTGCCAGGTAGTTCTAATACTTTGCAAATAATCGTTATTATAAAAATCTATCTTTTCTGCAGGCCTTGGCTGAGTCAAGCAACAAGCACCCAGCTGTAATTTATTTGCTGACCTGATGTCTACATTTTTAAATGCATCAATACAAGTTATCATCCTTTTTTAATACCTGCCAACATCTGTTTGAGTTTTGCACTTTGCACGTCGGCTGTGACTTTTTCTGTCTCTTCCGATTTTAACTCCTTACCCCCTGCTTGATATTCCCAGGCATGTGTGCCAGTAGGCTTCTCCCACTTGGTAGATTTAGTGCTTTCAGTATCAACAGTGGTTATTTGGCTACGTGCTTTGATTGTGTCCATGATGCTACTCTGGGGCTTGTTGTAACCTGTGCCTTCATCACCGCCCTCGTCTGTGATACGCATGGTTTCAATATTGTACTCTAGATCAACTTTTTTTCCAGTGCCTGATCCACTACGATTTTTCATACACTGGATTTGATATTTGCCACGCTCTTTCATTGCACGACTTGTAAAGATACCAAACACATTATCTGCTGTGTTAATCTTGGAAATACCACCTGAAATATGTGAGTGGTCAAATTCAACTTCGTCTACCGCACTACGATTCAACTGTGATGCTGTAACAAATAATACATTTAATTCATCTGCTAAATTACGCAATTCCTCACTCACGTATTTGTCCTTAACAAACAAATCATTTGGGCTGACTTTTGCACTCACGGGCATCAACAAGTCCAAATAGTCCACCATGACAAAATCAACTTTAACACCAGTTTGTACTTCCATTTCTCTAATGTAAGCACGTATGTCATTGACATTGCTTTGTGCCGGTAATGCCTTGATGCGATATTGTCCAAAGTTTTTCTTAATGGCATTTAATTTCATCACTGCGGTGTCAATGTTGGCCCTAATCTCTTTGGTGCTCATGTTGCAAATCATAGCATCTGTGCGCAACCCAACTAATCCTTCACTTAATTCTAAACTAATATACACACCGTTAAGTCCTGATTGTAACCAATTAATTGCAATATTCATCATAACTAGCGACTTACCAGATCCTGAACCGCCTGCAAAGATGTTTAATTCACCACGACCAAATCCACCATATAATATATGATCTAACCTGGGCCAGCCAGTGCTGATCTTATAACCATTATCAAACTGTG